TTTAACTGGTGCATTTGGTTCTATCAACGCAAACGACAGCAACTCTGCTTTATTTGCTTTAACAATTGATTCAGAATCAGGTGACTCTCCAACAACATTGAGTCCAAGACACGTTGCAAAGGCTCAGGCTTTGTTAGGTGATCAAGGCGATAAATTAACTGCAGTTGCAATGCACTCAAAAGTTTTTTATGACTTAGTTGAGAGAAATGCAATTGACAGAATTTACGATAACACAGGAGCTCCAGACAGTGATGCCACAGGTGGTAGCACAACAAGAGCTTTTGATGGCCCTACAGCTGTTAATACATTTATGGGTCTAAACGTTATTGTTTCTGACGATGTTCCAACAACTGGATCTGGATCTTCTACTGAATACTCAACTTTCTTTTTCACTCAAGGAGCAGTTGTAACAGGAGAGCAAGCACCAATCAGAACACAAACAGATAGAGACATTCTTGCTTTGGAAGAAGCAATGGCAGTGGATCTTCACTATATCTATCATCCTGTCGGTTTAAAGTACGCTGTATCAACAGTTAACCCTAATAGAACTGTATTAGAAACTGTTGCATCATGGTCGAAAGTGTATGAAACAAAGAACATCGGTATTGTTCGTGCAACTAACGTATCTAATCAGGATTAATTATGCCTTCTTTATTTGAAGTAACTGCTGGTTCTTTAGTAGGCCCCACAACTGGTGGAACTGTTACTCAGGCCACTAGCAAATCAACAGGTGTAACTCTTAATACTGAGAGTGGACAAATCACTATGAACGCTGCACAGCTTGACGCTGGTGTAGAAGTATCTTTCACAGTAACTAACAGCAAGATTGCAGCAACAGACGTTGTTGTGGCTTGTCATGGTTCAGCTGGGACTGCTGGTTCATATCTTGTGAATGCTAATAGCATTGCTGCTGGTTCTTTTGCAGTAACAGTTTCTAATGTATCTGCTGGTAACTTAAGCCAAGCAATCGTTATTAATTTCGTTGCTCTAAAGGGTGCATCAAGCTAATGGGAATGTATGCCTTTAGGCGTATGAGAGAGAGAAATGAAGCTGCTCAAAAGGTGGCTTCATTAACTCCGACTCTTGAAAAGCCAAAACCTAAATCTAAGCCCAAAAAGGTAAAACTCGATGGCGATAACAATTGACGCTACTGTTGGTGGTGCAAATGCAAACTCTTATGTAACTCTTGCTGATGCAAATTCATTTATTGAAGGATTAGTCCTTAGTGATGACGCTGCTGCTTGGGATGGGTCAAGCAACGATAATAAAAATCGTGCTTTATTCACTGCAGCACAAAGAATTGATCGAGAGAAATTTCTTGGTGCAAGGGTTGACGATACACAGGCTCTAGAGTGGCCTAGATCAGGAGTAAGGAAACCTGACACATACACCAACCTGTATGGTTTAAGCTTTCCAAATAGATTAGTTGCTGATTATTACACCGACACTGAAATACCAGATCGAGTGAAAAACGCACAGGTTATTTTGGCTGTGTATTTAAACAACAACAGAAATGGTTTAGAACTAAGTGGTTTGGAGGATTTTCAAACTGTTAGTATAGGAAATATCAACGTCACTCCCAGATTTTTTGGTGCTGTTGGTGTTGATCGAATACCTCCAATCGTTGATCATTATTTGATGGGCATTAGAATAGGAGGAAGAGCAAACTTACAAATCAAGAGGTCATGACTATGGGTTACGGATACGAATATCCAGCAGCAAAAATTATTAATGATACAGCAGCCCATACTGGAAGGTTCGGTAAAGTTGTTGCCTTACAAGATTCTGTTATTAACACATTGGCTGCTGAAAATATCACAGGAGATCTTACTTCCTTGCAATTCAAATCAACTGCTGAAATTTGCGGTGTGATAACCAGTGTCAAACTCGACAGCGGAACTGTTATTGCTTATTCATTATGAGTCTTGCAAATGCTCTTAAAAAAGCTGCATCAAAAACTTTGAGCAAACTTGGAGGAGATGTAACTATTCGACAGGTTACTGCTGGCACTTATAACACAACAACTGGTGCTATATCTGAGTCGACTTCCGATACAACTACTAAGGGCGTTTTAAGTAATGTTTCGAGATCAGAGGTTAACGATCTCATTGAGTCTCAAGATAAGATTCTAACAATATCGGCTGGCGACCTCACATTCGTTCCGACAACTAAAGACCGAGTTGTTATAAGCAGCGTTGAGTTTAAAATTATTCAAGTGACGATAAATGAGCAAAATAACACCCCTATAAGTTTTGATCTTGTTTTGAGGTAATTATGGCTAGAGAAATTAGGCTGTCAGGAATTGGTAATCATTTCGAGCAACAAGTTATTATTACCGTAAGGAAGGCAACTTTAAAAGCAGAAAAAGATATTAAAGAGTTCACTCCTGTTGTCACTGGAAACTTAAGAGAGTCTTTTGATAATAAAATTGAACCTTTTGTTGGAGAGGTTTTTACAAATGTTGAATATGCAGAGCCTGTTGCCTATGGAACGAACCTACCAGAAAGTTGGGGTGGCAGATACAGAACTCGTCAAAATACAATCAAAGGATATCCAGAGCTTATTGCAAAGCAACTGGAACAATATATTTCAGATCAATTTAGGAGTTCATAATGGCTGCAATTGATTTAAACACAGTCAGATCAACTATCGAGGGCAGACTTGCAACAGAGCTCGCATCAAGTCCAGCAATTCCTGTTGTATTTAACAACATGGCTTTTGATTCAACAACAGAGGACACTTTTGTTCAGTGTTTAACAAGTTTTGGATCAGGAAATTATTTAACAATGGGAGGCTCTGCTGATTCAAGAAATAGAATTGTTGGTTTGTTGCTTTTAAATATATTCACAGAAGAAGGTATCGGGGCAGGGTCTAATTACACGATTGGCAAACGGCTGCGTGACCTCTACAATAATATTACAGTTTCAAATGTTATTTTTGATTCTCCTATAGGACCAGAAGTTTTAGCTTCAAGTCCAGAAGGAAAGTTTCAAACCCAATTAAGAGTGACTTTTGAAATATATGAGGAACTTTAATTATGGCAAAGATTAAAATCACAGAAGAAATGCTAGATGCAATAGAAGCTGTGAAAGGTAGAAGAGAAGCAAATTACTGGGACCCAGAATCCAGAAAATATTATGAGGCACAACAAAATTCAAAAAAAGATGTGAAAAACACAGAAAAAGGTTAATATAAAATAAATACTTTTTTTTGTTATGGCTGTTAAAGGTGATGTTGGAAAAATTATGTTTCACAATGCTGCTGGAACAGAGGCTGATGTGAGTGATCTTAGAGCGTGGTCATTATCTGTCAGTAAAGACACGATGGAAACCACAAAGATGGGAGACACATCTAAAACTTTTGTTGGCGGTCTTATTTCTGGTGAGGGTTCTGCAACTTTACTTTATAACCCATCAGGTAACTCAGATTATCAAGCATTTATTGATGATGTTCTTGTAACTGGTGACGCTGCAGATGCATTGTTTGAGTTGTTTCCTGATTCTGCTCAATCTGCAAAAAAAATAGGTTTTTCTGGTATAGTTACAAACGCAGAATACGGAGCAACACTAGGAGAAATTCAAGAGGTAAACATAACCTTCATAACAAGTGGTGCTATAACATCAGCTATATAGTACATTAGGATAACCAACCTAATATTTTATGGCAAAGAGAAACGTTGACCTTATCACAGAAGCCTTTGGCGAGGTGATGAGTAGCAGAAGAAAGTATGAACTTAAAAAGCCAAATGGGGAATTGTTAAAAGAACTATATTTTCCACCACTCACAAGATATGACAGAATCCAAGCTCAAGCTGCTGCTGGATCAGAGGAGGCTTTAGTTATATCAACAAGACTTCTCTGTCAATTAGCAGAGAATGAAGATGGTTCAAAGGCATTTGCATCTAGTGATGCAGAAAATTTAAAAAGGTTTTTACCTGAGTCAGTTTTAAATGATTTAGAAATATTTATGATGGGTTTAAATATTGATTTAGATGCAGCAAAAAAAGACTAAGGCGAGATAACTGGTTAAATTTTGAGTTTTTTCTCGCAACAGAACTTGGCAAAACATTAATTGAATTAAGAAAACAAATAACTGAAGAGGAGCTTATACATTGGGCTGCATATTATGATCTCAAAAATGAAAGAGAAAAACAAGAAATGAATCGTCAAAAAGCAAAATCAAGGTAGTATATAATAAAGGTTATTTGTATTTGTGGCACAGTCAACAGTCAGATTAATAGTTGATGCACAAAATGCAATAAGACCGTTGCAACGAACTGATCAGCTTACAAAGCAGTTAAGTAAGAATACAGATAAATTAAAAAATAGGTTAGATAAATCAAGTCGTGCTTTTAAAGAAAACGGAACCTCTGCAAAGGTGGCTGCTGGTGGAGTGAGAACATTAACAAGTTCTCTCGGACCTTTATTAAAGGCTTTAGCACTTGCTGCAACATTTAGATTTATATTTGTCAAGACAGCAGATCTGCAGACACAGAGAACAGCTTTAGTACAACTGACTGGATCAGTTGATAAGGCAAATAAAATCATAAGTCAATTGCAAGCATTTGGAAATGTAACGCCATTTACAAGTAGTGAATTAATAGAACAAGCAAAAAGGCTTAAAGCATTTGGTTTTGAAACAGAAGATTTGGTTGACACTGTAAAAAGGTTGTCAGATGTTGCTGGTGCAACTGGAGCAGATTTAAGCGGTATATCAACAGCCTTTGGTCAGATATTGGCAAAAGGGAAATTACAGAGAGAGGAGGAATTGCAGTTACTGGAAAGAGGAGTTGATATTACAAGCGAACTAAAACGAATAACAGGATTGCAAGGGGAAGAGTTTGAGCAAGCCATGCGTAAAGGCAAAATTGGAGCTGATCTTGTTAATCAAGCATTAATAAATCTAACAAGTGAAGGCGGTGTATTTTTTGGCGGTGCCACAAAACAGAGTCAAACTTTAAATGGTCAAGTGTCAACACTTCAGGACAATATTGAAACTTTAGCAAGAATTGTAGGAGAAACGTTAGAACCTGCACTGATGGGTGTTTTAAAAACTGCAAACAGAGCTTTAGGTGCAATAAATAGATTACTTTCTAGTGAGTTTCAGAGACAAATATCAGGATTAAGATTTAATCTAATGTTTAAACCATCAATAAAAATTACTGATGATTTAAAAAAAATAAGTGGGTTTGTAAATCAAATTCAACCATTAGGTCTTGATGTTGAGGGTATTGATTTAAGAATTTCACAATTAGAAGGTACAAGAAAAAATATAATTGATCTGACAAATAAAATGTCAAAAAGAATATCAAATAAAGAAATAATACAAAGTAATTTAACTTTAAAAGATATTACAGAAGCTATAAATAATTTGCAGAAAAGAAAAAATTTACTTTTAGGTGTAACAAAAACAAAAACAGATCAAATTACTGAATCTTTAACTAATAATAAAGATGAGGCTGATAAATTAAAAGACACTTTCACTCAAATAGGAAATAATATTGCCACTGGTGTTTCTGATGCTTTAGTTGGTGCGATCATGCAAACAAAATCTTTAGGTGATGCAGCAAGATCAATATTGCAAGGTATAGCAAGCGATCTTTTAAGACTTGGAATAAATACTTTTTTAAGTTCAACTTTTGGAGGTATATTTTCTAATCTGCCGACTTTTGGCGGTAAGAAAGCTGCTGGTGGTCCAGTTTCTTCTAATCGAAGTTTTCTTGTTGGTGAGAAAGGTCCAGAAATGTTTGTTCCTTCAAGTGCTGGCAGAATTATTCCAAACAATCAATTAGGCGGCAGAAATAATAATGTTGTTGTTAATGTTAGCGTTGATGCGTCTGGAAGTTCAGTTGCTGGAAATGAAGATGACGGCATACAATTAGGAAGATTAATAGCTGCAGCAGTTCAATCTGAAATCGTGCAGCAAAAACGAGCAGGAGGTTTATTAGCATAATGGCTACTTTCCCTGATATAAAACCTACCTATGGAACAAGAAAAAAGAATAAGCCAATTTTTAAGACTGTGAGATTTGCAGATGGTTATGAACATAGGATACCTTTTGGTTTAATAACCAATCAAAATCCTAAAGAATTTGATTTTGAGTTTGCGGTTTCTGAATCAGAAGCAGACACTATCGAGGCTTTCTTAGATGCAAGGGGTGGAACAGAAAGTTTTGATTACACTCCAGAAGGAGAATCTGCAATGAAATTTGTTTGTGAAGAATGGACTAAAGAAATTCCCTATAATAATCGAGGTTTTATAAAAGCAACTTTTAGACAGGTGTTTGAACCATGAGTACAGAACCTATAATTTCTGATTTACAAAAAATAAATCCTTCAGCGATTATTGAACTGTTTGTTTTAACTTTAAATGCAAATTTACATGGTTCGGCAGCAACTTATAGATTTCATAATGGAACAAATGCAGTAAGTAATGGAGATATAATCTGGGCTGGTAATACATATGTCAAAATGCCTATTACAGCAACAGGGTTTGCTTATCAACGTGGTCAGATTCCTAGACCAACACTTACCGTTAGTAATGCTTTAGGGACAATTACAGCTATTCTTTTAAATGTAAATGCTATAACAACTGGTAATGATCTGACAGGAAGTACAGTTACAAGAATTAGAACTTCTGCAAGATTTTTAGATTCAATAAATTTTGCTGGTAATACTAACCCCTTTGGAACACCAGACCCTACAGCCGAAGGGCCTAGAGAAGTATATGAAATTGACAGAAAAGCAACAGAAAATAGGGATATAGTACAGTTTGAACTAGCAGCTCCAATAGATATGGCTGGTGTCAAGGCTCCAAAAAGAATTTGTACTAGAAATAATTTCCCTAGTATTGGCACATTTATTGCATGAATTGGAAAAAAGAAGCACTTGCTCATGCGAAAGACCAAGATCCAAAAGAGTCTTGTGGTCTTTTATTAAATATAAAAGGCAAAAAAAAATATTATCCTTGTCGTAATTTATCAATGACAGCACATCAATGTTTTATTTTAGATCCAGAGGACTATGTAAAAGCAGATAACACAGGGGATATTATTGCTGTAATACATAGTCATCCAGTAACACCACCAGTGGCAAGTCAATCCGACAAGGTTGCTTGTGAACAAAGTGGTCTTAGATGGCATATAGTAAATCCAAAAACAGAATCATGGGGTTATCTAGAACCCACAGGTTATAAAGCACCTATTCTTGGAAGAGAATGGGCATGGGGTGTTACAGACTGCTATACCTTAGTTCGTGATTGGTATAAACAAGAAAAAAATATTATTTTAAAAGATTGGGACAGGCCAACCACTCTTGAAGATTTTAATAAAGATCCTATGTTTGAAAGATGTGCATGGCGAACTGGATTTAGAGAATTAAGACCTGAGGAAAAATTAATTAATGGCGATTTATTATTTATGTCAATTTTTAGTAATAATCTTAATCATGTCGCAATTTTTGTTGATGGCGATGTTTTACATCATTTAACAGATAGACTTAGTTGTATAGAACCATATTCAGAATGGTTGTTAAAATGCACAGGAAAGAGGATGCGTTATGTTGCGTAAAATAAAACTATATGGAGAATTAGCCAATTTTATTGGTCATAAAGAGTTTGAAGTAAAAGCAGATACCTTAAGCCATGCCATAAGTTTTTTGGTTAATAATTTCCCTAAAGTAGAAAGATATATGAACGCTAAATATTATCAGGTAAAAGTTGGTAATTATGCTATTGATAAAACAGAAATATATCATCCAATCGGACAACAGGATATTCATTTTGTACCTGTCATACAAGGTGCTGGAGGTAATACAGGAAAAATATTGCTTGGGGGTGCTTTAATAGCTGTTGGAATGGGTGCTTTTGGTGCTTTTGCTGGGGAAGCTGTATCATTCGGAGCAAAAGGCATTGGCTTTGGAAATGCGGCACTTGGAGCAAAGGCTTCGTTTGGAATTGGTGCTGGATTAGTTTTTTCTGGTGTAAGTGATATGCTATTTCCTTTACCAAAAATACCAGAGTTTTCAAGCGAACAAGATCCTAGAATTTCATTTGGCTTTAGTGGGACGCAAAACACATCACGGGCTGGTACACCTGTTCCTATCGTCTATGGCGAAATAATAACTGGCTCAGTTGTTATCAGTGGAGCCGTTGACACTCAACAGGTGCAAGCATGACTAAGAAAATTATCAGAGGAAGTGGTGGCCCTCCCTCTCCTCCATCTCCACCTCAACCAACCAGAACACCTGACAATTTACATAGTAGGCAGTTTGCTACCTTTCTGGATCTTATTTCTGAAGGAGAAATAGAAGGTTTTGCTTCTGCTTCAAAAGAGGGACTTACTAAAGGAACAACCGCATATAACAACTCTGCTCTTAAAGATGTCATTCTCAACGATACTCCTGTTCTAAAAGCTACCGCAAACTCAGCAAATCCAGCAGTCACTGATTTTAACTTTCAAGATGTCACATTCAATCCTAGATTTGGCACTTCAAGTCAAACAAAAGTTGATGGAATTGAAAGTAGTTCATCTGTAACAGCAGTAGGTACAACGGTTACAGCATCTTCTCCTGTTACTAGACAGATAACAAATTCAAATGTTGATGCAGCAAATATAACAATTACTTTTCCTCAACTACAAAGAGCAACAAACCAAGGAGATTTACTAGGTACTTCAGTTCAATTAAAAATATCAGTTCAATATAATTCTGGTGGATTTACTGATGTTATTAATGACACGATTACAGGCCGAAGTGCTGATGCTTACCAAAGAGATTACAGAGTAAATCTTACAGGTGCTTTTCCTGTTGATATAAGAGTTACAAGAGTCACTGCTGATAGTGCAACTTCAAGTCTTATAGATGCTTTCACATGGACAAGTATTGGAGAAATTATTGATGATTCCAATACCTATGCCAATAGTGCTTATGCTTCTCTTAGGTTGGATTCTATGCAATTCCAATCAATACCAACAAGAAAATATCGTATTAGAGGAATAAAAGTAAGAATACCAGCCGCAGGGGCAAGCGGCTCTGGCACACCAACTATTGACAGTGCAACAGGAAGAATAATTTATCCAACTGGCTACGTCTTTAACGGAGTACTCGGAGCAGCCCAATGGTGTTCTTGTCCAGCAATGATATTGCTTGATCTCTTAACAAACACTCGCTACGGTTTTGGCGATCATATAACAGATAGCAGCCTTGACTTATTTTCTTTTGTGACTGCAAGTAAATTTGCAAATACCTTAGTATCAGATGGTTTTGGAGGACAGGAAGCTAGATTTAGTTGTAATGTAAATATCCAGAATTCAAGCTCTGCCTTTGATTTGATAAATGAGTTAGCTGGTGTGATGAGGTGTATGCCAATATGGTCTGCTGGCAGTATCTCTTTAAAACAAGACAGTCCAGCCACTGCTTCATATCTTTTTAATTTGAGCAATATAACCAGTGATGGTTTTTCTTATTCTGGAAGTAGTTTAAAACAACGTCATAGCATTGTTTCTGTTTCATATTTCAATATGGATAGTCAAGAAATAGATTTTGAGGTTGTCGAAGATGCCAACCTTATTAATAAAATAGGTTCAAGCATAAAACAAATAAAGGCTTTTGCCTGTACTTCAAGAGGGCAAGCGGCTAGATTAGGTCGGGCAATACTTTTTAGTGAAGCCAATGAGACTGAAATTGTAAGTTTTACAACTTCAATAGATAGCGGAATTGTTGTTAGGCCGTCAGCAATCATACAAATTGCTGATCCTGTTCGTTCTGGTGTAAGAAGAGGAGGAAGGATTTCTTCTGTAACCTCTACAACTGTAATTACTGTTGATGATTCTACAAACACAGATATAACCACATCAGGCAATGCAAAAATTAGTGTGGTTATGCCAGATGGAACAGTGGAGACAAAAGATATTGTTTCTGTTTCTGGTGCAACAATTACTGTTTCTAGTGCTTTTTCTGAAGCACCAAATGTCAACACAAACTGGTTAATTTCAAATGATACTGTTCAGTCTCAGTTATTTAGAGTCATAACTGTTGAAGAGATAGATGATGTTAATTATGGAATTACGGCACTATCGTATGTAAATGAAAAATATGCTTTTATTGAAAATGGCTCAAGTTTGCCAACAAGAACTGTATCTATATTAAATGAATTAAAAAGTCCACCTTCAGCACTACAGGCAGATGAAAAAATTGTTGTTATAAATAATCAAGCGGTTTCTAAATTAATTATTAGTTGGCAGCCTATTCTAGGTGTCACACAGTATCAAGTTAATTACAGATTTAACAATGGTAATTTTGTTTCTCAGACAGTATCTTCTCCTGACTTTGAAATATTTAACAGTGATGTTGGAACGTATGAAATACAAGTGTTTAGTTATAATGCAGCATTACAGACAAGTGCCACTTCTGCCGACTTAACTTTTGTTGCTCAAGGTAAGACTGCATTACCTTCTAATGTTACTGGACTTTCAGCAGAACCAATTAGTTCTAAATTAGTGAGATTACGTTGGAATTTATCTACCGATGTTGACGTTATT